TTGCATCAATGTTTGCTCTTGTTGCATTGCTCAAACCATTGATAACTTCATTCAACTGGCGTGTTGGATTAAAACCAACATTGGTTGTTCCCAAATCGTCTGTTGCGGCTTTAACATAAAGTGCTGAATCTGAATTTGGATTCAACTGTGCTTTGATTGAATGCTCAACCCATGATCCCATGTTTACAATTGGGTTTCTTGGCTTTGCATAAAACATTGGTGTTGATGTTGTTGCTTTGACTGCCAGTGATGCATCAACTGTTTCAGTTGGTGCGGCTGGTTCAGTAATTGGCTCTGACACTTTTTCTCCTTCGGTTGTTGGCTCTGTTTCCACAACTGTTGTGGGTTCAGAATTTTCCTCTGTTGCTGCCACTTTTGTGACACGCGCTGATCTCACTGCTGGTTCAGATGTGAGTGCAACGGCTTGCAAATCTCCATTGATGATTTTCATTGTTCCATCCTTTAGCATTTCATAATCATTTACGGCTAGTTCCACACTGAAACCATCACGCAATCCATCCATTGCTTCAACCAATGCATCAGTTCCAGCGGTGGTGTTGGCAATTTTAAATGTAGCATCTATGGATTTATCAGAATTTAAACTCATGCTCAATGTTTTGCCAATTCTGCGGGTTCGATCATGCTCTAAATTTAGAAACACATCTTTTGGCTGAATGCTGCCTTTTGCAAATATAACTTTGCCAGTGCTGGCGTTTGCCGCTTCATTGAATGCAACAATGCGCCCGCTGATTGTCCTAGATTCCGAATCAGCTGCGGTGATCTGCATTGGGGTTGTCAGTTTCATAGTGCCATGTCCTCTTTTCTCATTATTTCATCAGCGGTCATTACGCCAATGCGGTTGTATATTTCATAAATCTGAGCGCGTTCCAGGGCTGACCCGCGCAGGTAAACATCAAAGTCATGTCTGACCACTTGGGATGATGGCGTGAAATCAGGCATTGACAATCTTTGAGATATTGCATCAGCAATTGGAATCAATGAGAAATCCAGCAAAGTTTGACGGGCTGTAACTGCATTTGAATAAGTCATTGATGATCCACTTGGTGAATCTGTAAAATATGCAGGAATGCCCACCGCCCTGGAAATTTCGGTGGCGATATTTTCGCGGGCTTCTACCAATTGCAATTTAAGCGGATCAAAGCCAACTTGTTCCATTGTCACATCAGCATTTAAGAATGCAGTTGTGCGGTTGCGCCTAGCAATGCCCCATTGATCTAATAATTTTGCAATGCGATCTGCGGGCAATGCTGTGCCATTTGATTTCAAAACCATTGATGGAATTGGCTCACGCGCATAATTCATTGCAGCGCGTTCCAATTCTGCACCTGTGCGGATGGTGCGACCTGCTCTATTTAAAACACCAACATCACCTGGATTGTAGAAAACAACAAGACTGCCAATGCCTGAATCAGGCAGTTTGTATCCACCATCAATTGTGTATCCTGTGATTTCTGTGGCATCAGCATTAGTTTCAATTCCTACGCGATCAGGTGCAATTCTTTGAACTGATCTGACTCTGAATGTGTCTGCATATAATTCTGTTACCTGCCAATATGCAAAACCATAAAGCAAAATGTCTGATGCAGTCCAGGCATAAGTGGCTTGCCCTGGCAATCTTGGATCAGGTGTATCAATCACACGCGGTGCATCTAATCTCATGCCTGTTGATCTATCGCGCAGCACCAATGGGATGCTGGCAATTGATGAGCAGATAATTCCCTTTGCGCGTGATGCACTTGGGATTGAAATAAATTCCTGATAGGTCGCGCTGATTGGTGTGTTGATAAATGTATAAAGTGAATTCAAATTGTTGAGCGGTGCTAAATTAGTTGCGGCAACATCAGGTTCAGGCGCAGCTGTTTTGGTCTGCACTCTAAATCTATCAAGGATCGCCATGCCCGCATTTTCTCAGGCGGCTAGCACTAGCCAATCAAAATATCAACATCTGTGCTTGGGCGTGTCGCATAATGCGTTACCAGGGCAGTTGCCACCGCTGCACAAATTGCCGATTGACTTGCCCGCCTACCCAAAACAATTCCCCCATCACCCCTGGTTAATTTAACCGCTGAAAGCATTTGCAGGGTCAGCATTTCTTGATTTCTATGGCGCAATCTCCCCGCGTTAATTGCCGAAATCATTTCGTCACAACTTTGCGGATAAAATGAATCGGCTTCCATTATGGGAATCCCAGCGGGCTGCAACCTGGCTGCGACTGATGCGCTGGTTCGCCTGGAATAAATCAAAAACTCAATTGGGTATTTGCGGCAATAGGCTGATGCATCATTTGCGATCTCTTTGTCATCCAGTGCCACTGCGTTTTCCCAGGTATGCAACAACTTAACAATGAACTGGTCATTGGGTAATTGCTGGGCTGCTACCAATGCGCAATGTCTGCGGTCAGGTGAATGATCCAATGCCATCCAGGTGATTTTCTCAGTATCCAAATCCAACTCAGGTGATTCACATGATCGCCATTCAATTTCGCCAATGGCTGATGAAATGGTTGCCACCCAGCGGCTTAATACCTCAGTCATCAAAACCTCATGTGGATCATTTAACAATTGACCTATGTTGTCGGCATGGATTGTGTGACCCAGGGCTGGCACTGCCGCCACAATGTTGGCAGGATCATTTATGTCATCACTTGGTGCTGACCATTCAAAATAGGCAATCTCATCACTATTGCCCGCAGCTGCGGCAATCCCTCTATCGCGTATCTGATTCAAAACTACTGAATGCTGATCTCCCGCTGATGAATAAGCCATAATCATTGGATTCTTGGCGGCAAGCAATGAATAACGCAATGATGCAAATGATTCTAGGTCATGCTGTTCGCGCAACTCATCCAGGTGAACTGTGGTTGGTGATGTGCCCCGCGCTGCCGATCCGCCCGCCTTAATTGCAAACCTTGAAACCCCATTTTTGTTTTGAACTGTTATCTCCTCGTTACCATGTGACCATTTGATGCGCTGCACCTTTTTTGATAAATCATTGCTGCCCTCAATTAAGCCAACCAGCGTTCTAAATTGTTCCAGGGATGTGGTTAGCCTGTGGGCTGATGCAATTTGAAGCGGCTCATCAAATAGAAACATGCCCGCCAAAATGCGCACCAACATCATGGTTGATTTTCCCGATTGCCTTGAAACGACAGTTGCCACAAGCGGGGTTTGCCATCTCCCATCAGGGCGCACTTTATGTGAATGCTCAATAACAAATTTTTGCCAGGGCATCAATTCCAGTTTCAATGCAGCTGCAAAATCAATGATCTCTAAGCCCCTGGATGGTAAATCATTCAATGGCGTGTGGATTCTTGGGGTCGCAGAGCCAAACTGCCCTGCTAATGACTGACTCAAAACCGATTGCGGCTGAATCAATCCTGATGTAATTGGATCATTACTGATCAATCCTGAAACATCCTTAATCATGACTTTTGCTCACATTCATGGGGGTAAAGAGTTCATGGAGAGTCGGGGGTGTTCTGTCATGCTCAAAAAAAGACCCCCCTCTGCGTAAATTGCATGATTGACACAATACCCGCAAATTATCATCCAAATCACTGCCATTTAAACGCTTTGGAATGATGTGATCAATGTGCAATTGCCCCTCAGTTTGCCCACATAACTGACATGTTGATTGATCCCTTTGCAATATCCGCTGCCTCACTTTGCGCCAGCCTTTATGACTACCAGCTGCCCATGATCTACTCATCCACTTTGTGCCAATCACCTTTGCCATCAATCAATGTGTTGATGTCTTTTAATACCTCAGACCAAACCTCAGCCATTCTGATTGGCTTGTTGTAATAGATGCATAACCCTCTTTGATCATCATCAACCCCAAATTGATAACCATTAGGCAAATCAACATTTGACATCTTTTGATGTCCAAAGTCCTCAACCTCAATTGTAATGCCATGTTCAGCTGCTAGCGTTTCACATATCTGTTTAGTAGTCATGTCTTAATTATACTCTTGACACATTTTGCAAATCAATAATTGCTGACATGATAGGCTGCGACACTCCACTGAATCAATTAACTTGACAGTATAAATCACTATGAATTCAATCAATAATTCTTATGCACTGTCCAGTAAACCCAGGCATTGCAGGGTGTGCCATAACGCGAGCGCACATATTTTAAGCCCCATTGCACCTGGGTGAATCCATCCATGTGTTGCAGTTTCTTATTCTTTAATTGTGGTATGCCATAAGCCCCACCTGACCTATTATGTGCAGCTGTATTCCAATTAGATTCTTTTGACCATAATTGTTCAAGGCATTGGAATTCTTTGTAATCAATAACCAATGAATGTGCATATAACTTATACATATCAGGGTTTGTTATTGACCAACTATTTTGCGCAAACATAATCTCCATAATGAGAATACATAGTGCGCCCGTTAGTGAGCCACGCATTGAGCCATATCGCCTCGCGGCTCTATGCGCGGATGGTGAGCGTATCGGCTGAGTCAATAGATGATGCAAATTCTTTTTCATTTATTTAACATAACCGCAGGTCAGACTGCATGAAATCATCATCTCAGGATGTGAGATTATCCTGTGATTCTGAAGGGTTATCATTTCCAACAAAGTGAACACGCATTTGCCCACAACCTGTGCATTCCATTGTGGATAGTCCAGGCGGCAATGTGTCACCAACAACCCTGGGAATCCACTCAGTTTTGCAGCTCTTATATCTGCCGCCTTTTGCATTAAGTATTGCAACGCACATTTGGCAATCAAACATTGGCAATTCCTC